AGGAAGGTAGTCCGTTTTTAGTGCGTCTGCAATTGTAGTTAAATTAGCTGCCATTTGTCATATCCCCTTTAGGTTTGTTGGTTTGCGGCCATTCGTGCCGCCACTCGTTTGTTGATGTCGCTCCAGCCCATCTTGCTGGTATCCTCGACCACAACCCCGGGAGTTCCTGCACCTTCAACCTTTGGAGCCGATTTGCTTTGCAGATACTCTTTCACTGCGGATTCCTTCGCAGTCTTGAGTTCAGCCTCTAGCTTTTCAGCTCTCATAGCTTTATAGGCAAGGTTTAAACTCTTTTCGATGTTGTTTGGGTCATACGTCAATTCGTTTTCGATCATGAATTTGTTCAACTCTTCGGCGTTGTGGTCCTTGCCTTCGGTGAACTTGGTCAGTGTGTCGAAGTACGTCCGGGTTTGCTGCTCCTGCTGCTGGATTTGTTCCAGTTGATCAGCCTTCGCCGCCTTCTGTTCCAGCGTTTCAAGTCGCTTCTGCATTTCCGGCGAGATTTGGTTATCTTCTGCCCGGGCCTGAAGTTTGCTCATTTCAATTTGTTCCTTGAGCGTGAGCGCATCTGCACCATTAATCTCTTGCAGGTATTGGCTCAGCTCTTTATGCGTGTCATAATCCTTGTATTTCTCGTTTGTCTCCGATTCCCACTTGCTCTTCTCCGCAGCGAGTCTCTTCGCAAAGGCTTTTTCGAAGTTGTTCTGTTTCTCAGGTTCGGCGGCAACCTTGTCTTCTGCGCCCGATTCAGATACAGATACCGTGTCCGGTGTTTCAACTTCAGGTGTTGCAGTCACCTCGGCGGCAGGTGTTTCTTCTACGCCCGATTGTTCAATAAAATCTTCCATGGTAGTACCCCTCTCTGTGCGGCGACCACAGCTCGTTAACGCCCGACATAATGTAAAGATAGATTAGGCCGCGCACTGGTCTGTACGCGGCCTGTTATTGCCTCATTCCAGCCGTCTGTAAGGCTGTCTGAGCTTTCATTTGTTCACTCTGCATCTTAGATTGATTGTCCATCGACTTCAGCTCTACGGCTCTGCCGTGCTGTTCTGTGGCTTCTTTGCTCTTGCCTTCCTGTTCTTGCTGTACCGCAGCCTGTTCAGCTTGCTGCTGTGCAATGATTGGGGCTTGCAAGAAGTCAATGTGTTCTTGCACATGAGCATCAACAAAGGCTTGCATTTCCGGTGGTAATTCCTCGTATTCTGAGGACTTTCGGAACATATTGTGGTTGTAAATATGGATATCGTGGTCATAGAAATCGCGAACGATTGGCGCTCCTGGAATCGCCGGCGGTTTAGGAATTGCCTCAGGGTTAATCCCGGCCATTTGAGCCTGTTGAATAAGTGCTTGATACTGCTGCTGATCGTTGGTGTACTGCATGACTTCCATAACCATCTGTTCGTTCTCAGCCATTTCAGCGAATATTTTGTTCTCCATCTTCGATTTGTTCTCGTCCAGTTGGTTCTGCTCGAACAGTTCGTTTGCATCGCCCAATCCCATGAGCTTGAGGAAGGCATTCGCGTCCGGCATGCCCTCTTTATTGACGATGGCACCCGCGCCCCACAGTGACATGATTCTGTCCTGCTGAGCCGACTTCATTTCTGGTAGAGACGAACCTTGCACAATGTTGATATCTTCTTCACCACTGAGGTCGGAACCAGTGAATGACACCAACTCAATCTGATTGTCCGGTCCTAAGATACGGCCCATACGTTCCTCGGTGTAATGCTTCTTCATCAACTTCAGAACACGCTTGAGTACCTTCTTCATGCCGCGTTCATAGTTTTGAGAGTTGACAGCAAGCTTCTCATTCTCTTGCTCAACCATCAGCGCCAGCCCTGAAGCAGTATCTAGTCCCGCAGGAAGGGTGTTCCCACTGATCTCCCGAGCGCCACTCATATCGTCAATCAGGCGGTTGTAGTACTCGATTAGCCGGTCAAACCCATTCGGTATATCTGCACCAGGAATACGCTCGACCTTTCCTCCGGCCGTAGCGTTGTAATGGATTATTCCGCTAATTTCATCGTTCAGTTCTTCTTCATCCACGTTCGAGCCTAACGGAACAGCCCACTTTGTCGCGCCCATCTTCTTCATATTGGTCGCAAACATCGTTAGTGAAATGTTCAAGCTCCGCTGAATCGGCAACATATTTTCGATGAAGGCTTTATACTTCACTGTGCCAGGAATAGGAATATCACCAAATAGAATGTAAGGCAGGTCGCCTGCTTTCTCGTCCTTATCTAAGAACTCAGCGCGGGTTGTGGTGATCTTCAGTCCGCCCGGGTACTTCTTACATGGTTTCATCCATAGTTCCCGTACCATCGCCATCTTCTTATTCTTACGGGAAGCAAAGTCACCGCCAAGATTACCGAGATTATTGTTTGTGATGTCAAAGGATGGCGCGTATGTAACGGTATCGTCTGGCGAAACCTCTTTACCATACGTTTCCTTGATGTAATCAACGTCTCGCGGCTTCTCTTCCACGATCCAGCGTATTTCATCCTCTGTCGTTGCCGCAGGATCAATGTATAAAGTGAGTGGGTTGCAGATACGCATCTTGATTTCACCTGTGTGGATGGGCTTCTGATCATCCTCATACCCTGGATCTTCCTCGCCAGGAGTGATGTCCTTGCCAGATTCAGCATCGAAGAACACTTTAGCAGCGCACCAGCCGTCTACGTTTCCATACAGGAAGGAATCGCGCGTCTTTAGGTCAACCTCTTGCTCATCCCACCACACATGAAGGAACTTTGTCGCAGCCTTGGCCGTCTCTGCCCGGTCTTCATCGTTTGTGTCTGGCACAACGTCGTATTTGATGCGGTTCTTCGTCTGTTTCGCAAGCTTGGTCATTACCCGCGGCTGAATCACGTTATGGGTGATGCGCTCTTGTCCATCCTGCGGCAAGGATCTCACGGAACGCGCTGCATTATCCCAGCCAATCCATTGGTTGGATACGTAGTAGTTCAGGTTGATGATCATCTGTTTGCGGTTGGCGTAGTCTTCACCAGTCTTCAGCAGCTCGTCAACCTTGCTGACCCATTCGGATTCAGTCATTTTACCGTCTTCCAAGGTTTCACCCCCTTTCATGGCGCTGGATTACGCTTCTTTTCTCGGTCTGCCACCCTTGTTCTTTGGCTTGTCCTCTGTCAGCGGTGTCAGGGTGATCTCGTACCCTTCTACCTTCACTTCATCAATCTTTACGGGCAAATAAGAAAAGCGCGGGTCAATGTCTCCCGCGCTTTCTCTCATGCTTTCTTCACTGTCTGCCACTCCGTATTCCGTGGTGTTACCCACGCTCAATGTATATAATTTGTCCATTACACTACCTCCAGGGTTACAACCTCTTTAGGCTGCTCATTTTGGGCCTTGATGATCTTGGCCTCTTGGTGCTTCAAGTGGTCAAAGGATGGGGCTTGTATGCGGTCTAGGAGTTGCTGACGTTCTTGGTGCCACTCCATTTTGTCATCGTAATGACTCTTCATAAGTCGTTCGACCAATGCTTCATGCTCTTTCTGCGCTTTCCACTTATCGATAATCTGTATTGCAATTATTGGGATTGTCCACAAAGCCACCCACGCTATATCACTCATACCGCCGTCATTCCCTTCTTCTTTTTGCCGATGCTCTTTATGTTCCGTCTGGCCCTCGCTTCCATGCTGGTGTCCATGTCAAGAACCTTTTTCTTATTCGGTGATGGTCTACTCATTAGCCCATACCGCAGAGCATCTGGCGCATGATCTAATGTGTGGTCCTCAATATCTTCAGGATTTGTATCATCAATGATCATGGCCGGAATAGATTCGATGAGTCCCTTGCAGTTCTTGAATATCTTCAAGCGTGCGTTTTTAAACGTCTCCCCTGTTACTGGATCTGTGTCGTCAAACACATGCAGCCATTCACGAACTCGTTTCCATCCGTTCACACGTTCCTTTGTGGCTTGGATCATTGCGATACCGTGTTTTATGAACACCTCGTAGGGAGCTTCTCCATCCGTTTTCCCTTTGTTCCAGAACGATGTGTCACCTACGCTGTAATCGATCTTCTCTCCATACGTGAGTTCATTTGTTTTTGCGGCTTGTTCACTGGATAGCAGGCGGCTCTTTATGAACTCGCGATAGATATAGCAGTTGCCAACATGATCAAGTGCCGCCCACAAGCAAACGTAAGGGTCGTTGTAGCCTTCGTCCATCATGCGGAATCTCTTCCACTCCGAAGGTATATCGAACGGCTCTATGACGTGTACAGCGCGGCTAAACTCGCTGAAGAATTGCCCTTCAAGCGCGTCCCAATCCCCATCAAGCAATTGACGTCTGAGCTTTTCTTCCATCGTCAACAACTTATTTTCATAGTCATTATCGATGTACTGGTTATCGCTGAGCTTTGCAGGTATAAAAATACGACGAGTCATAACCGGTTGACCATTTCGATCAGTTACCGGTTGTTCCTCGTCGTCAAGTTCCTGTATGTTGTGTGCCTGTTCCCACTCGCCAATGTCTATAAAGCGCTTCTTGACCCACACATGCCCTACGCCTCCCGGGTTAGTGGTTAGCTTCATATGTGGCCTTAAGCCGTCCGCTATGGCCTTCTGGTTCGCTGTGCGGTTACGTGACTTCAGATACTTGAATTGTGTGTAGGTGAAGTGAGTCGCTTCGTCAATGTAGATAATTTCAAATTCCTTACCTTGATAGCGATATACGTCATTCTCTTGCTCGCAATACCCACACCATATGCGGCTTGTGGCTCTACCTGGAATGTTTATCTCCCAGACGTGCTTGCTAGAGTTATACTTGCATATCTCCCTTGGATACCATTCCAGCATCTTCAAGATGATACTGCCTTCAAGCTCGCCCAAGGTACGCCGCAGCACTAATATGTTGATGCCCTCGTACTTTACAGCGTTCTTGAACGCATCACCAACAATGGCTGCTGACTTACCTCCACCAGCTGCACCACCGTACAATATTTCATCTGCCCAATACTTTGGGTCTGTTGTGGTGTAGTGAAACAGCTTTTGCCTTGGCTGTGGTTGGTAAGGAAATACGATAACCTTATTCTTCGGCTTTGTCTGGGATACCAATGCTGATCACCATCCCCCCGCCAATGTTTTGAGTGGACTCACCATTCATTAAGGCCATCTTGTCATATAGCGTTCCATAGTACGTTGATATCTGATTAAGTGGTATGTCTCTCCTTCCTTCCTTGGCCTCCTTAATCATGCTGTGTCCTAACTCTTGAGCATCGACAAGGCTAGCCCAAATGTTATCTATCATCATTTGTTTTTTATCGTCTCGTAACTTCTCAACCTCATCTGGATTTTCTTTGCTAACCTTGTCCACCGTGGCCCATGATATTTTCAACTCTTTCGCTATTTGGTTCTTTGCCTTACCTATGGCAAGCAGGGCCTTTATGCGTTCCTTTTGTTCTGTATTAAGCGCTACACCTGCTCCCATTGTCTTCACCTCCCTCATAATCACTTATTTACGATATAACACCCGCAATTTCGGAGACTCATTATTCTTGTAACAACGTAATTACGCTATGCCGGGCTACCAATCACCCTGAAATAGATCGTTGTGCCGGCTCCCACGAACCCAATGGACCCCAATACGTTGATGGATAGCACCACCACGCCTGACATTGTCCTTGCTCTGGCGCTTACATACTTACCTGCAAGATTTAACTCAGCCATTTGTGCGTCAGGTACGTTGATGGCCTGTGCTGCGTTGCTGACTGTGCTGGGGCATGCGTAGTCTATGGTGCTTAACAGGACGTTGCCGGTACTGAGTCCATTGTCCGTGATGTAAAATGTCGCTACTCCGCTGGAGTTTGTCACTGCGGATCCGATGATTTCCCACTTGGGTCCGGCGTTCATGTTAGTTCCGTCAAAGTTCAGGACGTTGATGATCATGTCCCTTCCTCCACATGGATGTTCTTGGAGGTTACCGTGTCTCCTATGGCCCTGATCTCCGCCGTTGGAATGTATTGACCAATCGGCCATGTGATGGACTGTAGTGGCATCAGCAGCTCACTGTTTGCCGTGGTTGCTGCGCTGGCTCCAATCCTGATCCACACTTTGGATGTGGGGGATTGGTTCTGTATCCTTAGATACTTTCTCGCTGCGTTAGCTGCTATAAGCGTTGTAGAGGAGTTCGTGACCGCTACGGTACTTTGTGTAATGGTCAAGGATTGCACGCCCTGTGTGACGCTCAGTGTAGGCATGGACGCTATGGTAAGGTTGGGCATGCTGGCAATGTTGAGATTTGGCATCACGCTTATAGTGAAGTTTGGCAGGCTATCCACGTTTAAACTGATGATGTCCGCGATGGTGAGCTGTGGAATGGCTGTTATCGCCCGGTTACCGTCCTGCTGATTGGTGATGTGTACGTCTACCGTGTCTGCAATGTTCAAATCCCCGGCGAACTCTACCGGACCTTCGATGTTCATCACAATCGCTGCTGCGGTTTCACTGATCTCCGAGAGAAATTGACTTAGTGTCGGGCCTCCCAGCAGCTTATAACTGGTTTTGTTGTTCATCATCACTTCAAAGTGTGATCCCCAGTTCTGAAACCTCATGATCTCGTCTGTGGGTACGCCTACCTCGGTGCCGTCTTCTAAGGTGAGTTTTATAAATGGTTTTGCTGTAGCCACTATCTCACCACCTGATAGGATATAAATATCATGATCATTAGTATCCAATAGAGATATTTTTCTGAATGCCTCAACCCTGTCCGGCCTCCACTTCGTTAAGCCTATTCGGTCCGACTCGATGGCGGCTTTGCCGCAAATGCAAAAAGAGCAACGGCGATATACCGTCACTCTCTTGTGCTGATGGTACGGGATTCGAACCCGTGCGCCCCTTTCGGGGCCCCTCCTGCTTTCGCAGCCGACAGTTGTGTCCTGAACACAGCCCTTGCACTCTGTGTTATCTACTGTAAACCATCATATATATGCAAACCATCCCCAACATCGAAGTGTGCGCATTAGCGCGTTATGGATGGGTGTTGCTATACTCCCTGATGGATTTGAACCACCGCCAAACCGCATATAAGGCGGCTACTCTACCCGGCTGAGTTAAGGGAGCAAAATGTAGCGCCAGCCGATTACGGCCAGCGCCAAGGGGTAGGAGTGAATCATCCAAGTGAGAAGAAACAGAGTGGGCGGCGACTGCGCAAGTAGCTATCTGCCGCCCATGCCCATGTTCCTTATACTACTATTTTAGCATTTCGTATGGGTAATTTGTGGGCAATAATGGGTAAGAAATGGGTAATTACGCCGAAGGCTTGAGGTCTTCAAACATGTGGTCCAGGTTGTTGATCTCCATGTAGTCTTGGCTGATTGGCAGCAGCGCTTTGCATAGGCTGTTGATCGCTTTTTTGTGCTGCGTAGATACCGTCTTGCGGTCCTTGTGAAGCTTATCCGCAATCTCGCCAAGGTTTAGCCGGTTGCGCTCCATGTATTTGTCACGGATGATTGAACGCTGTTCGTCACTCAATACAAAGTCTACAGCTGATTCCAGCAGACCGACAACACGTGTGTATCTTTCCCGGTCATACCATGTGTTGTAGTTGCTGATGTGCAGAGGCTTTCTTTCTGCGTACACGTTACGGTTCGTATATCTTGATTCTTGCTCTCCACCAAGGTTCATCAATGCAAACTTGTAGGATCGATAATCCGCCAGCAGCTTAATTACCGTGTTGTTGTCCATGTTCTCCCTCCTTCAATGGTTCAGTTGTGATAAATGCTACTTCCCTGAATCCCTCAATGCGCCTGTACACTTCACTCGTATGGCCTAACGATTTTTTGGTTGACCGATTGATAGACCATCCCTGACGATCCTCATCATAGTAGATAAGCACATGCTCATTCTTGCATATGACTAGCATGGATTCTTCCGGCTTCATTCCGCTGTGCTTGATGATCATGTGCTCACCTCCTACTCGTTTATCTTCTTAAGCAACCGATCTAATGGATTCGATCTGGGCGACTCTTGCTTTGAGCTCTTCGAATTCTTCGCGTGTAACTGGCGATCCAGCCACTGTTGATGCCTCAGCAGCCAATCCAGGCTCTGTGGGGCTCTCGTCTTCATCGTCACGAAAGGCAGGTACAGTGAGTGTTAAGTCGCTACCCACGGGAACATTGCTCGTATGATCTTCTTCAACAGCGGCTGCGGTTCGAAACGATGGCGCTTCTTCGCTGGTCACCACCCGGTGTCTCCCTTTCATAGCTGTTGGGTCCTTCAGGTCTCCGTTCATGGCGTAGTAAGGAATCTCAATGGTTTCGTCCGTTGCGGCCAGTTCAGCCAAGTATGTGTCCCGGCGGATATCGTCTTTCCAGCGGATGTTGTAGATAACCGGTTTTGCGTCCTCTTCCTTACGCCGTTCTTCTTCCCAAATCTCCCGGGTACTACGCACGTCAACTTCAACAACCTTCGATGCTGCTGCAGCGCCGATAGCAATTTCCTTGCGTAGATCGTCCACTTGGCTGTTCAGGCGCTCTACTTCCGCCTGTTCTTCTCCAAGCATCCGCGTAGCGTTAGTGAGCCTGCTGTTCAGGTCCGCAATCTCCAGTGTTTTATTGCTCAGTTCCAGGTTAAGTTGCTCGTTTGCTTCCTCAGACTGTTTGTATTTCTCCTGAAGCGCGGAAATTGTAGCTTCAAGCGTATTCGTATTGGCAAGCTCAGCCTGTTTCATCTTTGCTACAGCGCTTTGAATCACGGCATTTACGTATCCATACGAGGCTGCAGCTTTTTCTTCCGTGTAGTTCACAAATAAATCCTTCGGGTCCACGCCTTCGAAGTCTAGACTGTCCATGAACTTCGCGACTTCATTGGTGACCGTTTCTTGCTCAGCAGCCTTTGAACGTTCCTCCAGTTCCAATTCAGCAATGCGGTTTGAGATCCGGTTAAACTCATCCCCCGGTGGGAGTTCTGCTATTCTTGCCTTCAATTCTTGCAGTGTCGCCGTTGTCAAATCCATGTATTTCACCCTTTCGCGTCATATACGTTCATATTATTGATTATTACCTATATTATACACTATTTCCCGGCGTTATTGTACAAATATCTTTCGTTTTCTCACGTTTTCATAGATTTAATCATGCCGTTTTGCAATCAATCTCACCTTTATGCAGTATCTTGCATCCTTCCGTGTATACCACCACAGGAGGCTCATACAGCGCTCTTAAGCTCCGCTGGTGTGTTTGCTTGTCCATGGTGATGATTGTGCCTCTATGGGCTCCACAGTCGTCTATAAGCTGATATCCAGTGCCAAGGTTGATCCATGCTGCTCTCATAAACTCAAACCTCCTTGATTTCGAGTTCTGGGTAACGGTTGTAAAACAGTTTCTTTCGTAGCGAGTAGTCCCGAGTGATAGCTCCCTTTGCATCCTCGATCTCCTGGTGTCCGTCTGGATAGGTGACCAGAAAGTCTGCCGTGTACTTGATGGGCTGGATTACCTTACCTGTGCGTTTGTGCCTGAATTTATCTGTGAGTACATATTGCGGCTGAAGCTCAATGTCCTTAACGATCCCGGCGCGCTGCATCAGAAGTAGCTCTCTGTACCGGTTGGCTTCTCGCTTACTGTCAAACAGTATCCCGTTAACTTGCGTCTTTTTTGCCCCGTACTTGTTTGCCACGCTTGGCACCTCCCTGCTGGCGTGTTGGCGGTGTCGCTATGCTGCTATAGCTGCCGTATGGCCGGGTGGGTGGTCCGTACTTGGCGATCACTTCAGCCAGTTGTTCCTCCGTCAGCACGTAGGTGGTTACCTCGCTGCGGACGGTTGTACGATCGGGTGGCGGGAAACTGGATATTACCGGCATAGGGGTGATACGGCGGTGCTGCTTTTTAGCGCTGGTCATCGGTTATTACCTCCCCAGGAATGCGTGTCACTCTACCGTAGATCGACTCTATCTCCTTCAAATCATCAGAATAGCCTTCCATTCTCCCGTTAATGTCTATCAGAATGTAGTGGACTTCCTCTCCTTCATCCGATTGGAGATGGAATCCTTCGTCCTTCACGCTAACTATGAAATATTTTCCGGCTCTTTGTGTGATGTCTGGCTGTACTGGTGGTGTGGGGTCAGCCGCCAGCAACCGCAAATATTTCACTTCGGCAACTAATTCAGTCAGCCATTTGTAGGAATTATTCCGCATTTTCTCTTGATACCGTCTAGCTTCCATACCATGCATGGACCATGTTTTTGTCAATGTCTTCTCTATCTCTTCGATATCTTCATTCGTCAGTTTAGGCATTGTCCTTTACTCCTTTCGTTCTAGCTAGATTGCGGACATCTTGAATTTGGCGCTCTAATAATATTCCGTTGATTTCTGACAGCCGTTCTTCCAGTCCATCTATTTCTTCCTGTGTGAATGTGGCTGATACCGTGCGATCATTTCCATTCACGGGGGACTGTTTGATTTTTCTGCAAATGTCGTTAAGGAATTCAATGTGCGTTTTAGGCATTGTCTGTTTCCTCCCCTGGTAGGTTGATATGGGCGTAGTGAGTGACATAATTAAGGGTGCTGTAATCCACGTGCCATTTACCAGAAATAAACCTCGCTACCCATACATGGGATCCACTCGAGCATACTAAATGTTCTATGTGCTCTTCTGGCGGATTCGCCGGGTCATACTCGATCCAATTGATCATAGGTTTGTTGTTCCTTTCTTTATGGGGAGCCAGACCTGCTCCGGCCCCCGTAAACTGGGTAATTCGTTCGAATCGGAGCCCTTCGGCCAATTAATCTATTTCCGTTCCGTGTCCCACAATATCGTAGTCCTTGATAGGTTCATGTTCCTCACACTTACGGCAGAATATTATAGGTTCATCAAGTAGCATGTCGAGTTGCCCGTCCTTGCTGCCGCAGGCGTTGCATTCAAAGTTGATTACGATCATATCCTCTTCTCCCCCTCTACTTCCGTACGTTATATATTTTCATGAGTTCTTTCGATATCTCCGCTGCCTTATCTCCGTCAATGTGGCCTGCATCAGCAAGGCATGAAGTCAATGCCATAGTGAGTGCAGCAATACTTCTAGTCTGGCTTTCAACCAATTCTAACAGTTGCCGATCCTTTTTCCTGAACATTCCTCTTCTCCCCCTTATACCTCTGAATCATCTATAGGCGAACACGTATATTCCACAGAGATGAACACATTCATTTCCTTCTCACACTCTGGGCATGTGACAGTGGTGCAGTCCATATCAGCATTGCAAGCACTGCGGCCCCCGAATTTGTGACCACAATAAACGCATTGGCAATAGTCTATCTGGACCGTTTCCTCAAACATTCTTTCCATCCTGTTATCCTCTCCCTTTGGGGTCTATGCCCCCTTATAAGTTAAGTACAGACCTGTGTCGGCCTCCGCTACGCTGAGTATTGCGGTCGAATCGGAGGCCTGGCGGCCAATCAGTAACTGTCTCTGATCCTGAAAGAAATTAGTGAGACATACGAAGATTCATCAGAATCAATTAACTCACGCTTTGTTTCTCTCCATTCACTTCCATGGTCATAGCTTTGGGATTCAAACAGATCAGCCACTTTTTCAACGGCAGCATTGTGCTTAGTTATCCCGTCATAAGACCCTGTATGAACAAAGTAGACCATTCCATCCCAACCTGCCGGGCGAAGCGTATTTAACACCCTGCCATAGTGAACCGTGATACCTTCAATTTCAACGTATAAGCCCGTTTCGAGTTTTTTCATGTTGTTCTCTTCCCTTGTAGGTGTCATCTGTTATCTCCTTCCTCGACACGAGTTATGGTGACAGCCATGGCATAATTCCGTGGATAAAGCACTCTCTCGATTTCCTTGAATGCAGCAGGTGTGTTGTCTTTTGCTGGAATGATTGTTGAAACGACCATCTCTCCTTCTAACCTGCTTACATCTGCTGACTGAATATAAAATGATGCCACCATTGGTAGTTCTTCCGCCTTGCATATTTAAATAATCCGCTGCATTAGGGGAGCTATCTTCTCGTCATAGATAGATTCTTTGTCATACGCCTGTTTCATCGTTTGACTCCACCTGCTTCCACGGGATATTTTTGGACTTTTTGGTGAATCCGGAAAGAGTACAATCATAGCAGCGCTTATTCTTAGTCCCCTTCAGTGGCTTTGTTCGACCGCATGCACTGCATTTGCCTAATCTGAATGTAAGCACTATGCTTCTCCCTCCTTGGGTGCTGGGGTAGGCAGGATATCAATTTCAACTGGCTTATCATAGCTCCAATACTGTGTCGCATGGCCATCTTTAAACGCATCATCCAGTACAGCCTGAATCTTTGCGATGTGTTCCGGCGTTATGCAGTCATTCGCCCGTTCGTCCCAATCTTCGTACATATCTTGATATTCATTTTCGATATACTGGCTGATCATGCTTTCAGCATCTGGCCGCCATGTCTCAGGTTTAAGCGTGCACCAGTCTGTGTGTTTATGATGCGATTCACCAAGGTTAATGATTTCGTGCTTTAATTCCCCGACAGTCCAATTTTCATCCACAGATCCATCACGGCCAACTTCAATATCATCTTCAAGCTCAGAAAGTTTCAGTTTAGTCATTAATTTCATCCTCCTTGGTTGTGGGTGCTGGGGTATCTGGGTATAGGGACTCTCCTACATAAAACGGGAAGTTCTCTTTCCTTGCTGCAATTGAAGCTTTTCTTGCTTCTTCTTTCGAACGGAATCGACCTACTTGATAAATCTGCCCTTCCTTCTTGTAGGTAACGATCCAAACTCTATTTTTTTCGTCCCACGTCACCCCTCTTATGCCACTCTTGCTATTTCTTTGTGCACCCAATCTATTTTGTGCATTCTCACTGGTTGAACAAATTCTCAGGTTTGCTTTTCTATTGTCTAAAGTATTGTGGTTGATATGATCAATAACACTACCTTTAGGCGCATCCATTACCAGCCTATGCATGCTGACATAACCTCTCTTGTTTCTGTTGCGAGGTAAATGCCCATAGGCATAACCCTGAGTTATATTCCACGTGTTCGGAAATTCAGATATTCTTTCCAAATCATCTGAATCAACGATAATGCGGTCTATCAACCCCGAATTCCTTTTTACTAAGACACAAGCGACTGAACCATTGACGATATATTCGTTTTTCATTCATATCCCTCCATATCCTTTTGCCAGTCCCTCGGTATTTGTGTCATTGGGCTTCCTCCCTCATTTTAAGCAAACTTCCATTCGTAACCCTTCCATCTTCGGCATTTACCTACACACGCATTTCTTAGTCCCAATGGGCTACCCCCGACATGTTTTGCTGCTTTTGCTATGCTTCTAAATCTTCCGACCTCTACGCCATCTTTCACTTGTATCACTTCTCTCGGGCGTGGCCCTAATCCCATCGCCCAAGCATGTTCTAAATTTTGCTGTCTGGTTACCCATTCGAGATTTTCAACGCAATTATTCAGTTTATTGCCATCGATATGATTTACTTGCGGGTAATGATATGGATTAGTAATAAAAGCTTCAGCTACCATACGATGGACTTTAGCATTCTTGAATTTCCCATTATTAGAAAGGCCAATTACATAATACTTATTGATTATTGAGCTTTTCCGCATCTTTCTAGTCTTGATGTTCCGCAGTCTTCCATAGCTGCTAACTTCGTATAAATCCTCGAAATCCCTAACTGGTTTCCACTGCTCCATCAGTATCTGCCTCCCTTAGTGGGAGAGGAGGGTTACTCCTACTCCCCGATCTGTTTCGGCCCCCGGCTGTCGCCTGGGATTATTCCTTCGGATGGTGGCCTCCGGCCGTTTATATTGCCTTTATTCCGCGTTCAACTCTTACCACACTTGCCCTTGCATTATCCGTTAGTTGGCGTTGCCATGTTCCGTTTTTCGGCGACCATTTATATCCGTTTGATTTTAGTATTGTACGAATGCTATCGCTTGGTTTACCATCAAATACAAGCTGCAAGCGGTCGATTTCTGCGTTTTCTATAACCTTAAAATAATCTCCGTCATATTCTTTATTTGGCTGGTCGGTTGGCTCAATCGGTTTTGAATTTTTAAGCCATTTGATTTTTTCTAAATAACCTTTTATTCGTTCATATTCTTCATAATGCCGCCCTCTTGCTTCGTTTTGCTTTTCTTTTTTGCGTACCGGGAAATTACCCGCACCACTAATCATTACGGACGGACACATTAACTCAATACGAAAACCTTTATTGATATTTTCCGCTAATTTTTTAGCGTACATATCGGCGTAATATAAGGCTTTTTCTTTCGCATGTTCTGGTACGGCATCGACATGTAAATATGCCGTGTCAACGCACTGCTTGTAATCCTCTGTCGCACTGCCTGCAACATACTCCGAAAAACTCCACATATTGCGTGCTTGTCGCGCCTGCGTTTCATTGATTTCGTAATATTTACATTCCACTTTTCCCCACATCCTTTCTAAGCGTGATATATGCCGCCTCTGCCCTCTCTCTGGGGCTGGCGGTGAGCAAAAGTGCTATACCTTCATAGTCTAACGCTCCCCTATCCCAATATCCGTCAGCGCCTACAACCCTAGACAGTGCCTGAATGTACCAGTAGAGATGATCATTGCACGCTGCTGTCTGTACCTCTAGAGAGGCAGCAGGGTCTCCAGCATAATCAGGAGCATATGACCATACCAATTCCTCCGGCACGCTGGATGTCGCTTGTATCTTCCCGCCCTTCATCAGACGGAAGACTCCGATTTGAACGCTAGGTTCAACCGTGTACCCCATCAACTCCGCCAGCGCCCGGTTAAGCTCCGGGTTGGTCATTGTCTGTACCTGTGTCATGGCTGCTCCACCTCTATGATTTCAGCTTTTTCAGCCCATTTCATAAATGAAACTATATTCAATCCAGTATGCTTAGTTTTAGAACGCTTTGTTCTATAGACAATCATTCCAGGTATTAAACCAATTAGAATTCGTTCCGTTTTACCTTTTCTGAGGATCGTCCCAACAGGCATTTTCAATAGTTCTATAAAAAGCTCTTTCTGTTTTTCATTCATGATTCCTTAGCTCCTTCCCCAAGGGCCTCGTTGATCCGGTTAACCGTACCTATACCGTCCCAAGTGAGGGCATCGTCCCGTTCGGCGATTAGTGCGGCTGTTAGCCTGGCTATGGTCTGTTGTGCCGCCTCTAATGCCGATCCGCTGAACATGAAATTTTTGCGGAGTCTTTCGTTCTGTTGTTGTGCCTCTTCTAGAGCATCCAGTAACTCCATGATGTACCGTTGTAAGGTGTACCAATCCCTTTTCCCGCGCGTTGTTGCTATCTCTTCTTTCCGTTCTGGTGTCATGATTTAGTCTCCTTCGTTGTTAGAGGATGTGTTAAGGGCTTTACGGGCGATTTCTCCGCCATCACCTATCATCCCATCACCAGAATAGTCGTAACTCCAGTTTGAATGGTCTGCGTAGAACGCTAGGGCTTTGTCCTTTTCTTCTAGGAGAGAAATGAGGGTGAATACATCGTTTAATAGCTCTTCTTCCCATGTTGTTAACTTAGTGTTGCTCGCCTTTATGAAGATTTTGAAATTTTCATTCATTCGTTTGATCTCTGTTAGTTTATTCATAGTCTAAACCTCCCTCTTTTCGGCCCCCGGCTTTGCCTGAGCGGATTCTGTCGATTGATGCCCTTCGGCCCTAATCCATTCGTTGCACTCTTTAGGAAACACGCGTCCCATCCATTCTTCTACTGCCTGTTTTTCTTCCTCTGCGCCTTGCGGTGAATAAATAGTGTTTATCCTTCCTTGTGCTAATTCCCACAACGTTCTAACTAAAGCTATTTGATACTCATTCAAACCGTTTTCTTCTACCATTCCCTTCACCCTCTCACCTTCTGTACGCCCCGTAGAGCGATTAAAATTGCAATGCTTTCCGAATGTCTTCCTTGATGCTTTCAACGTCTGCAATAAGCTCTTAGAGCGTCTGGGCGGTGCTTCTGCCGATACGAAGCTTCAACACTTTCTGCAACGCACTCTCAACTGATGGGTAAAACCCGTGAGTCTTGTAAATGTCCCGGCCGTCCTTGTCTTGCTTGCCGTTATATTCGTTGAGCATGTACTGCCGTTCATCCGATTCCACGTATAGAGTTCCTTTGTAATCTCCGTCAACGTATAAATCTTGAATTTTTACTTTCATCGTATAGCCTCCCGTACGCCTCTATAAGACGTTTATTGGTAACACCCCTTGTTCCAGTCCTTGCGGTTATAACGTCTGTGTGGGGCTTGTATTAGTTGTGCGGATTGATAATCCCCTTCCCCAACACCTCATGGTGGGTTTGATAATCAGAACTTCTACAGTATCTAAGTCATATACCGGCGGCTCGTAGTATGATCCGTGATCTGTACAAACGATATCGCCAGCGTGGCACATGATACCGATAGGTTTAGCTCCAAACACTTTCTCGTTATAAGCAACCGGATATTTATAATCATTTGGATAACTCCATACTCCGGGGTGATCAACCGGCATGTAGTGATAGTTGATATCGCCGTATTCGTAGTTCATCCCTGTTTCCTCCCTTGTTATCGCGCGTAGTGGCTCCGTTAACTCCGGTTACCCCCTCTTGTTAGGCCACTTTACGCAGCCATTTTGCAGCCTTATATTCTTCGATCCCTTCCTGGATCTCTTCTCGTTCAAGTTCCGGGAATATCGGTTCCAACTGCTGTGCCCGCGGCAACAGGTGGTTAGGTAATGCGTGCTTTTTCAAGTATTCGTATACATCCCATCTGCTTTTCATGTTTATCCCTCCCTAGCGGTTATAGTCTTCATATTTCTGCACCCATCCTTTGAACAGGTACTTGAAAGCCTTCGTTCCCGTGTGCCGGCCCTTTGCAATGGTAGACTGTACAATCACTCCGTCCCGACTGGTTTCATCTGGATCTTGCCAAAGGAATTCTACGGTGTCTGCCTCTTGCTCTATCTCCCCTGAATCTCGAAGATGATGCAGCTGCGGCGCTCCCTCTGCTCCTTCTCGGCTAAGTTGTGCTAGAAGTATGACCGGGCAATCTAACTCCTGTGCCAGCCATTTGAAGCGTTTGGCAACCTCACCTACTGCACGGCTCCAGGTCTCGCCTTTCTGCTGCTTGATGTTCATCCGGGTTAAGTAGTCCACAAATATGGCCCCGACTCTGCCTTTTTGGCGGTGAATCTGACGGGCTGTGGCCCTAACTTGGTCGAAAGTAACACCTGAGCTGTCATCAATCATCATTGGGTACTGGTTGAACATGGTGTGCGCCTTCTTGATTAGGTTGAATTCAAACTCACTGAGATCCTTCTGCCTGATCTTGGCGTAATTAATCCCTGTGATGGTTGACATAATTCGCTCTTTCAACTGATTGCTGGTCATTTCCAGTGAGTACACCAGCACATCCCCGGCATCCTGGCGCGCCATATTTGTTGCCATCTGCATTGCCCTTGCTGTTTTTCCGATACTCGGCCGGCCGGCTAATATGTATAGCCATCCTCTGCCGATTCCTCCAGACCATGTGTCGAAGTTCTCAAACCCGGTTTTGATCAACGCTTCCTTAGTCAACAATGACTCGATAAATGATTCTTCTGTATCAGAGAAAGACTTCATTGCGCCTTTTAACTCCGGACGCATTTGAGTAAACATCGTGTCCAGCAGTTGCAGGTATTCTTCCGGTGTTTCGAAATCATCCTCGGTAGTAATGGCTTGAATGTCTCCGGCAAGCATCATTCCCTTTACTCGGATTGATTGGCGCTTGATGATCTTCACATAATGATTCGTGTATCCTCCTGTGAATTCGGCTTTTGCTATCCGTGATAGGTTAGTTACGCCGCCGATCTCTTCCAGCACCTTCGCCTGTTGGAGTTTCGCGCTGACAGTGATGATGTCAACCGGTTCATTCTTGGAATAAAGGGATAAGGCTGCTTCGTAAATGTGCCGGAATGCGATCTCTTGGAAGTCTTCCGGGTGTAAGTGTCCAGCAAGTTCGTCCAATACCTTTCCACCCTGTAGTACTACCGATATGATCCCTCGCTCAGCCTGTATGCTCTGTTCAGAGGTTAACAATGTCTCCATCGGTATATTCATTGCGGTTCCTCGTTTCATCTTGAAGTTTCATTACATGGTCCTGGTATGAAGCAGCTTTTTCATTCTTCTTGTTAATAGCCTGCACCTTAGATCCCTGCTTCTGTTGCTTTGACTGCGCTCGGGTGTAAATATTTTCCTTTATCCACCTGTCGCGAATTGATTCCATATAGCGAAGACTTGGTTTTGATCCTTGACATGATTCTCCTGCTTCAAGCAGCAATTCAATACAAAAGCGTTCTGTGTAACCCTTGGATTTAATCTTCATAAAGAAGTCACTGGTCAATCCATCCATATGAAGTTGATTGAATATTTTTGTGAATGCCTTTCCTAATGTTTCCGGTTCGTCCTCTGCTGTAGTAGTAGATAAGTTCTCTAAGTTCTTTAACTTCTTGTTTGTGTTCAGTTGTTGTTCATCTGTTGTTCTGTTGTTGTTCAGTTGTTGTTCATTTTCTTGATACTCAGACCACTTAACTATTGATATGACGCTGTATTTGTTGGTTGATTTGATGTTCAAATTTCCGCACTCTTCGAGAAATTTTAAATCACGCCACAGCGAAAGTTCTTTTTTCTTATGCCTTGGTTTTAGCCCCACATTGTAGTCGTTCGTTAATGATTTTCTGCCAGTGATAAACTCTCCAGGGAGTAGCGTTACTTGCTGTCGATCAATCACAACTGATGTTTCTTTGTACGTTGCTTTTGCCAAGCATAAGAGCCAAAGTCTTAAAAGTTCAGGATCAGTGAATACCGGGCTTTCAGTAATCTTGCGGTGTAATTTAAACCATCCATCCATGTCACCACCGCCTAAACGGCCTTAGAATTTTCAGCGCTGCGAAGCTCGTACCAACGATTCTGACAAGACTTGGCGGTGCGCTGCAGACGTTCAGAGGCTTCGTTGAACAGGTCCAGAACCTTCTTACGATCTGTTATGCCGGTGACCATGATTTGCTTGAGTAACTTATCCTCCGCGCTCGTCCAAGCGTGATAGTAAAACTTTGCCATGTGTCTCAACTCCTTCTGTTCTGTTCATATTCTTACTTTATCCTACTTTATCCTACTTGGCAAGATAAATGTTTGGATTATCGGATAAAATGCTATACTTTTTTTGAGGTGTATTTATATGGTCAGACAAACCAATAAAGAAAAGTTATCAATCACGTTAGACGTAGATGTATTTGAGTTCATAAGCAAGGCAGCTGCGGAGGATGACAGATCAGTTAGCTCAATGATCAATGTCATCCTCCGCAATGCTATGAAAGATAGTAAGCAGGACTAAGCACTCTGCCTTTCCGCCTCGTCAATCTTCTCCTGGTAAAAGTCAATCATGTGCTTGTTCCACTATGTGCCGCCCACATCACCGTATTTCTCTGCCTCTGCTAAGGCTGTGGTATATACGGTGATGAATTCCTTCCACATGGCGATTTGTGCTCTCATGCGCTCATCCCTTTCTTTTGCTTCCGCCGCGCCCGGACTTCCTTATCCAGGTCATCTGCAATGCGCTGCAGTTTCTTTCCTGTCTTGCATGTATTGTGGCAATAGTGCTGGAACCGGTTGTGCTGGGTAGATAGGTATCCGGCTGTTTTCTTCTTATCGCAGCCGGCGCATACCTTGAGTAGTTCGTCCAGATTCAGCAGCGTTTCCTTGCGGCTCACAATAGCACCGCCAGTGCCGCAGCTAGTACCAGAAGGGCCACGCTCAAACGCATCAGAATGTCGTTTAAGGTGGGCATCGTCTCTTCTCGTGTAGTGCATATGGTGCCGTGCTGGTCACGGGTTACGAGTTGTTTCATGGGGTGACCTCCGAGATTTCGTGTATATTTCCGATGACTTCATATTTAATTTTGGCGTTCAACGGCTTGGTAAGTTTTGCAGTGGTTCTACTAGGAACATCACTTTTTTTTCCTGAACCAAAAAAATATGTGTCATAAGATACAGAAGCGTCTGTGTCAACGTAGTACAAAGGAATGCCTTCTATGAACGGGCTTTTTAGTTCCCCGAATCGAACCACTCCAATAATTTCTACGTCTCCATAAACTGCGTACGTATCATATCCACGTTTTTTACTTACTTTTCTTTCTCCCACTGTCTCTCTTGAAATGTATTTAATTAGATCACCTTCATATATTTCCTTGCCGTTTTTGTCCTTTAATCCTGTGTATTGCATCAGCTCGACATAAGGAGATTCAATACACACCCGCAGCCAATTCTTGTTCAAATAGTCGTAGCTCATTTCCTTGGTCTCTGTATCCCACGCCCGGAATTTAATCTCTCTGCCCATTCTCTTTCGCCTCTTTCAGTAGATTTTTAACAAGTTCAGCCTGGGGATCATCGAGGGTGAATAGGATTCGATACTCAGAGCCTCGGAGAGAGCGTTTCAACGTCCGTTCTATAGATTCTATAGACCGGAGGAAGCGTGCATTTTCGTGCCGTTTATCTTCGTCTATGGTGATGTTGTGTATTTTGACTTTTAAGTCTAAGAATTGCTCCCACAGTTTCATCAGGCTTCCTCCTTGTACTGGATTCGGTCCAATTCATCGAACCAGAAGTTTTCTCCGTACTTTTCACGGTGCAGCTCAATGTACTTGTTCAGTACAGAGTTTTTCTCATGGATCACCTTGTGGCAGTAGTTGCAGACACGCAGGCCGTTTTCTTTAACGCCCCGGCCGGATCTGCTCCGGGGCATGATGTGATGTGTTTGAGTTCCGCGGCTGACGAAGCAGACTTGGCATAGGCCGCCGGACTCCGCGATGAGCTCACCGACTACCCACAGGGGAAACTCTGCACGCTGTGAACGGGTCTTACTCTTTTTATGGTGCTTGAGAATGTCCTTTTTCCACGCCGATACTTCCTTTTTTTCTTCTTTTGCATGGTCACACCTCCGGTCAATAATGAATTTCATCATATGTCACAGCATCCATACCGTCTCTCTTGTATGCGGTAAGCTTGTTTATAAAAGCGCTGGCTTCGGACTTGGTGAGTTCTTTGATGCTCTCCCGGCCGGGAATAGCCGAGATCATGGCTCTGAAATCATCCTCAGATATTCCTTTATCATTCTTGAGCTTGTGGCAGTAGCTAATCTGAGCCGAACTGATAAGCGCTGCTGGCCCCGATGTACTGGACTGGGTATTTGTATTGGTTGAAGGTTTTGGAGTGCTTGGAGTGCTTGGTGGCGCTGCAGGAGCATGTGCTGGCGTGCTGGCATGAGTTGCCTTCTCTCCGTCATCGTCCTCCCCAGTGTTAAGTGACAACATGGCCGATAAACTGTAACGCCGGGCATAGGTCGTGCAGCTGCCGATACCCTGCGGATCGTTCTTCACAGGCTTCATGGTCAACGGTTCGGACTCGATATACTCCCCGGATTCATGGACCAACATCGTCCGAAGGGTATAGTGCTCGCCGTCACCGCCCGGGAACTGCATGATCACAAGCCCGTGCTTAGCCAACAACGGTCGGACCTCGTCAATGATGGTGTCCAGGGTGGCATAGTCGTTCTTGAAATGCGGATTCTTAGCGTCCTTTTCGATGATTTTGACTTCCATGTTGAAAGCAACTAATGCTTTTGCTAGATTTGCGATACTATCACTCTTGTTGCACATTTCAATCACCGCACTCTCAGAGATTTTTCTTGCACAATTGAAGCGCCAGGTCCTGAATATTCTCCGTTTTTCATGGCTTCCAGCAGTCTACGCTTATCAAGTTGTGGCTCAACTAGAGGTAAATTGAAGTAGTACTCAGGTATTAATTCTTCACAAAGGACATTTACTTTTGGCACATTGTTCTGCATTGCCACGGTGTAAATATTCCCCTTCACCTTGTCGATTCCCAGTGTTAGCATGGATTGTTCAATGTTCGCCTTAAGGTAAGTTACATTGTTCGTGATTGCTGCTTTACGACTACTGAGTCGCTTAATCTCTGTATCTATTGCCGCTGCATTAAACTCCAGCGACTTCATGACCTTTACGGTGTTTTCGATCTTTTCTTCGATCTTGCCCTCTAAGCCATCCAGCATGGCCTGTAACTGCTCGTTGTCTGCGTCGTCTTCCAGAAACTCCAACATGTCAGCGTATTGCTGTGCGAGGTCGTATATTCTCATATCCGTGTGTCCTCCTGTGCAGCGATATAGTCATTCGCCATCGTCAACTGCATCGCTAAGTCCTCGTTCTCGGATTTGAGTTGTTGGATATATTCTTGTAACTGTTCCCAGGATTCAGGCATGTTCCATTCCTCCTAAAGTTTTGGTATACTGAGATTGAATATTTTAATATGCAACTGACATGGGTGGCCCTCCAACGGCTGCCCATTCTCTTTTTAGCACCCTTGCGTAGTTCTTAAAGCACGTCCTCACCCACCGTTTGTCATTCGGCCTCTGCTTCGCCAGTTCCAGGTACAGGCTCCGATCTTGTGGTATCATCCTCCTTCGTCTCCTTCCCGTAATGCTCCAATATGTCACTTACCGTCTTAAGCAGATTCTTTCAGCTCTCTTTCGATGTAGGCTTTGCTCAGTTCAATTTCAGCCTGCAGTTCCTCGTGCTCGGCCCATGTCATGACCGTTCTCGCTTTCAAGTTTCTATCATGTAGAGCAAAGAATAGGCTTTCCATGTCTACCGCAGACCAGCAGTATAGGTGTCCGCATGTGGTTTCAACGTAGAACTGGATTGATGGCGCCGGCGGTGGATACTTAGCTTGCATCGTCAAACCCTCCCTCAATGCGCCGTACCATCACTGGGATCTGGCAATCTACCGCCTCCAGCATGCATGACTGGCAATGTGGCTCGTGGTGATCGTAGACCTCATACTCTGCAGGACGGCCGCAGCCGCATTTAGGCGATCCCGGGTATTTGTAGCTGTACTTTTTCAACGGCAACAGTCTGATATCCGATTGCTTCTTAGCCACTGTAAATTCCCCCTCGAATGAATTTCTTGCTTACTGCCTCGATCCGGGCGCAGATGTCGTGCTGCCAATCTACATCACCCGTCTTAAACGCTTGCTTCGATGCAATCTTGATCTTTGCTAGCTCGAGCATCACGTCTGCGTTGATCTGCATGCAATCTTCCAGTTCGACTTGCTCATCAGGCTTAAGTGGGCGCTTATCAGCAATCGTGTGCAGCTCGGCCAGCCGCTGGTGCGCCGGTAGTACCACGAGTTCAACCATGTGATCCCTCCTATGAAACTCCCTGAATTTTGTTCATGCGCTTTGTAGCTAACTCATCCTGTACGCCGCGCTGCTTGTTAAGCCATCCAACAAAGTCAATCTTTAATGTGCGCCGGGACTTTCCTACGTTGAAGTTTGGTATGCCGCCGCGGGATGGAGGGATTTTGTATTGCTCGTATATGGTCAGCCGCGCCAGCCCCAGGTAATCCGCAATCTGTTGTGCCGTAAGCACTTCGGGCAGTTCTTCGAGCTTCATCGTGTGTACCTCCTTGGCATTATTATCCTTTTAAGTCGATTGGTGTCGGTATATAATTGATACTAGTATTCTATGAAACTTGTGATTCTGATCTCTTATGAAGGAGGCGAGCTATATAATCGAAACCCTTTGCTGTAACCCGTGTGGCCGGATCGTTGACGATGGTGTCTCCACTGGCTCTTGGACGCTCCGTGACTTTAAAGTGACCTGCATCGAGGAAGCGTTGGTATGGTAAGGTAGAGTCTTTCATGATCACACCCTCTGCCCGGAGGATTTGATACAACCGCGTGCGGCCGGTATTCAGTGATTTGGCCACTTCCTGCATTGACATGGTGTTGTGAGCCGATATCGCCAAGTTGTAAATCGCAACCGGTGTTGCTTGTTCCTGTAGTTTCTGATCCTGCGCCGCAGCCTGTAATGCAAGTTGTCTGTTCTCTGCTTCAATCGCTTGGTTCTTCTCGATCTCTGCAGCCAGCAGCCGGAGTGTTTCAGGCATTGTCTGCGGGATTACATAACCGCCTGTTTTGCGGATCATTGGGATGACTTCGCTTGTGATCCATTTGCGAAATTTCTTAGCTTCTGGCTTTCTGCTATCAAGAATCACATCATATAGCCCATCTTCATTGATAATCGTTGCCGATGTACGTCTGCCTAATGAATCTGTGACAGGGTGGTTTGAAACCACATCGTCGCTTAATCGTTGTCTTACATCAGATGATCTAAGTCCAAGAATCGAACAAGTATCCATTAAAACAAACCAAGGATCACCATCGATGTTGAATGTTCTAACATCATTCGTTTCAAAGTTGAATATTTGAGGAAGGCTCATACATAATCACTCCTTATGCTGTTTTGTTCAATTTTTGAACATTGTCATTAAAAAAAAGATGCTCGATTGGTTTTTTTAGTACTTTCGCAATTCGGTAAGCTACAGGCAGAGAAGGCAATGCGTAACCACGTTCAATATTACACAACAATGGACGTGAAACCTTTGATTTCTTCGCTAGTTGCTCTTGAGTGTATCCTACTTCGTTTCTTGCTTTGATCAAGTTTGGCAATGGTTTAAGGTCTTTATCAGTCAATTTTGTTCACCTCGTTTCTGTTCAATTACTGAACTTCATGACCTTAGTATAAGTTCAATAACTGAACATGTCAACACCTTTTTGATCAGTTTTTGAACGTTTATTTTATGAACAATTTACTCTACAATATAAGGAGGAATAAAAGGATGGTGTCAAACATGGAAAATGAGTTCAAATATAGGTTGAAAGAACTCAGGAAGATAAAGAACTTGTCTCAGGATCAATTGGCTGAAGCTTTGGACATTCCATCTTCTTCACTAAGGAGGTATGAAACAAGGGGAGAATTGCCTAAAAGGGAACGTTTAGAACTTATTGCTGACTACTTCTCTGTATCAATGGATTATCTATTAGGAAGAACGGATAACCCAGAACAGATCTTATCAGAACCATCCCGGGTTTTAATCGATTCTTTGGATCTCACTGATGAAGAGATCATGGCAAAAATGGACTTTATCGTTGATGGGATTAAACTGGACGACGAAGATGTAAGAAGGTTTATTGCTCTGGTCCGGGCAGAACGGTCTATGAAGAAACAAGTTCCTGCTCATAGCGCAAAAGAAGATAAGCTTTAATGTACTCAGGCTTCATGTCCAAGGGGTTCATAGATTCAATACCGTGTAAGATACAACTTATTTCTACTCCTAACTCATCTAGCGTTTTTCGTGTTATATCCATCTTGATCTTGTCCATTGAAACAACCCCTTAGAGTTTTTACAGCGATGCTCTGTTAATATTACCACATCACTGGGTTAAACAAAACGTATGTTCTTATTTTAAATAAAAAAATATAGGTGACATCGACATGGGTTATGTACCTGGTCGTTGCCTACTCAAACAAATTTTACGTAAAAGACGTCTGCGTCAACAATGGCTGAGCGATATTACCGGTATCGCCAAGTCACAAATATCTGAGTATACGAACAATAAGACGGTAATGTCATTGCCGACCCTAATGACGATAGCAAAGGCATTAAATTGTTCTATGGACGAAATTTACGAAATAGTGAAAGAGTAGGCTTGGGCAGCTTAGCTGCTCCGACCCGGTAGAAAGTTAAGTACATGGTGAACTATTTACAATGATAATACATATTTTCGCAATAATCACCTGCCCTTTAGTACTAATTACTTTATGTCGTTAATATATCACTCTATTTATGAAAACGCTGTCGAACGTAGTCGAACGATTGTAGGGGTAGAGCACCCTAAAAGGGGTTGACTTTCTTGATTAAACCTGCTTTTTAACGTCAATATATGAACCACCAATGAAAGTTACAATAGACCCGTTATTATCAATTGCTTTAATTGTTTTAACGCGCCGGAGATTAACAACAGCGTGACCCATCATTTCGTACCCGTAGTGGTGGCATATCATTGCGATATCCAACAAAACTGTAACGGCTATGTAAGAACCGTGGTCCGTGTGAAATGCTAGCACCCTAGTTGAGTGTCTATTTTTCTGCCATAGGTCGATGTAGTTTATTTCATCTAGCAGATCCAATTCGACAAAATCGGATTCCGTGTCGTCTCTACCGTACATCTTTACAGCGATCATTTTCATTAATGTTCCCCCTTGGTGTGATACCTCATTTTAAGGGGATTTTAGGAAATAATCATTGTGTAAAATATGACAAGTAAATTATAGTAAGTGTTGGGAAATAACGAGGAACATATAGTAAATACCGCAGCCGATGCGGATATATTAAGGGGAAATAGTGATGAAAAAGAAAATCATAGGAATAGCAGTAGCAGCTAGTTTGATGTTAACCGGAGTTGTAAGCGCGGCAAGCGTATGGGGATCTTATAAAGGTAATGACATTATCCGAATAACTTCTAACGGTGCAGCAATTAAGACCACTGACGTTCCAGCCATAAATTACAATGGTCGTACAATGATACCTATCAATATGCTACTTCAGTTGGGGATACCATATACTTGGGATCAGACTAATAAGACGGTTGACGTTACTGTGACATCAAGTACAGTGAGTAGCTCTATAACTACAGATTCAATAAAGAATGCAGTTAAATATGCAGATTTCTTCCACAACCTCGAATCATTAGGAGAATCTTTGTCAAGAATATCTAGTGAGTATTTCACGGCAGCGAGTAATATAATAGCAAACAGTCCATCTTCAAAAGAAACACTTAATAATGCAAACGATCATTTAAACTCAATCATAGAATTTTATAATGCTTCATACGAGGAAGCTAAAAGATATAGTGATAATGATTTGAATTATGTTTTAACAAACTATTACGATTCAATTGATTACTATAAAAAAATGGATTCTGCACTAAATAGTTATTATTCAAATAGATCATCAGAAAACATGACCGCATTTACTTCTAGTAACACACTTGGAATAAAATCAGCTATCAATGGCACAAAAAAAGCGAACCAAAAGTATACAGATTACATCAACATTGCGCTTAATACAAAATAAATAGATATCTTCGTTAGGCCATACTCAATCCGGGTATGGTCTTTTTATTACCCCTACCATACAATACAGACATAGAGAGATTGAAGGAGTGATCCAGGTGAAAGGTCATTACTATAAGCCTCATTGTAAGTGTCCGGGGTTGCAGAAGAAGAAATGTAAGTGTGGAGCAAAGTGGGCGTTTATGTTGGATTTGGGGAAGAAGCCGGACGGAAGCCGAAATCAGAAGAAGCGCGGCGGTTTTGATACTAAGGATGATGCCGAGGCAGCTGCAGTTATCTTAATGGAACAGTTCAAGACCGATACACTTCCAGAAGATGTGGCTCGTAGGGAACAGGAAAAAAAGCAAGAGGACGAACGTGCTAACACATTGTTTGTTGACTTGGCAGAACAATGGTATGCGCACTATGCTATGACTGGTAAGAAAAAGAAGAAAAACACGTTGCGTAAAAGAATTAATGAAAAACGTATATTAATCGAATGTATGGGTAATCGTGTTGCTCGTGATATCACAGCCTTGGAGTATCAAGTAATATTATCAAAATTAAAGGCTGGGGATGAAGAGAACGAAAAACCGCCGCTTGCATATAGTACGCTCGTTGGTGTACATGCAACTTGTAACATGATTTTTAAGTTTGGCCTTGAAATTGGATTAGTTGATGTAAATCCGGCTCCGAAGGTACATGTACCAGCAGAGTACCAAACTGTTGAAGATGTTGAAGCGTGGGAAGACATACCGGACTACTTAGAAAGAGATGAACTCATTACCTTTTTAGACACTGCATTACTACACGGCCTTGAATTGGATTATGAGGTGTTCATGACCTTGTCATACATGGGAATGAGGGTTGGCGAGTTGTGCGCCTTACAAGAGCCTGTATTCCGTCCTGCGCTGCATAGGCTAAAGATCATCAAGAACCTAGCGAATCCCAATAACAATTATGCAACGTATGAAATTGATACGCCAAAGACTACGTCATCCATCCGGGACAATGAGACGGATCCAGATATTGAAGATATTTTGCTGTGGTTAATTGAGAAGAACAAGCAGATCAAAGAAAAGAATCCCAATCATCACGATAAGGGGTTTATATTTGCCAAACAATCGAATCCGTATATCGGCTATCCATTGATTCCGAATAATGTGAATAGACGAATGAAACGGCTGCTTGAGATTGCAAACCTTAACACGGAGTTGTCTACCCATTCCTTGCGGCACACTTTTACATCCTTAATGGCTGAAGCCGGAGTTGGACTGGAGCAGATCATGGAAATGTTAGGACATGCTGATGATGAGATTACGAAGAAAATTTACCTGCACACTACGAAGTCGAAAAAGAAAGAGGCTGTCGTAAAATTCAGAGAATTATTAAAAAAACCGACCCAAAACGAAGCAAATGTTACCCAAATGTTACCCGAAACCAATAATGACGGTAAAATCGTTGATATATCAAGGCTGTATTATACCTAGGTTGTGTACTACATAATTTGTAATATATTTAGGTTTAGTTATTTCTGTATATGCCCAGTAGGTTATTTCGTTGATTTCAATGTTTTTTAGTACGAATGCTATTGTAACATTTTATTGTTACTGCATGCCACTATATGTACAGTTTGTTACCCAAAAGTTACCCGAGTAACATAATTGTCCACAATATGGATAACTACATGAAAAAAGGCCACCTGGTTAAGGATGGCCTACTGCAGAAACTCTTTCACTTCAGCGATTGGAATTGCAAACGAATACCCATCTGCTGCTCCCCGCATAATCCCCACTATTTCCCCGCGGTCATTTATAAGTGGTCCACCGGAGTTGCCTTGAATGGCTTGTGCATCCGTCATGATGGCGGTCCAGCGCTCCCCGGAGGTCATGATACAGGGGCGAGCAATGTCTACAACAACACCTTCCGAAAAGCTCCAGTGTGCAAGCCCCTGCGGATGTCCCACAGTCATAATGGGCAGCCCGGGGTATATTTGTGTGTCCGACAATGTAAAGCCCTCTGCGGTACTGTCAATGCGTATGAGCGCCAGATCCACGGACCGGTCAATGCGCAGCAACGTTCCTTCATGGACCACTTTGTCGTAGGTGGTCACATCAATGTGCAGCGTACCTGTGTTACTGCCGATTACGTGTGCATTGGTCAGCAGCAGCCCATCACCGATCAGTGTACCGGTACCAGTGCCTTGGATACGCGTACCCTCGAAGTATGAGGTATAGTACGCCGTGACGATGGCTGTCTTAGCCCGGGCAGATTCAAGTTGCGCCTGAAAGGTATGCTGCTGGTTATATGGATATGCGCCGGCGGAAACAGGCATAAAAAAAGTGACCAGCAGCATAATGCATATGCGCTTGATCACTTCGTTGTTCCTGGATTGTTTTTGATAAGCTCGAAAAGTCCGGTTGCTGATAGCCCGGCGAATGCTCCGGCCCACAATCGCGGTGCTAATGTTAGGTCAGTAAAGCTGAAAGCTAAGGCACCTGCTAACAAACCTATAACAAGCCCGATAATAGGAATAAGATTCTTTGGGAGAGTGATTGTTGCTTTTACAAGATTGAGTAACACAACCACTACTCCAGACATGACAGAGGCAAAGGCCATAACTTGAGCAAGCAGATCATTCATTTGTCACACTCTCCTTTGGATAAATTAACACTCGTTTGGTGTTGATTGCATCGGGGTCCAGGAACACGCCGCGAACCACGCCAAGGTCACGAAGGTCCGTGCCTTTAATGTAGCTGGTGCCATCGTAGATTTTTGTCTCGACTTTGGTGTCTCCCACATAGATACTCCGCAGCGCGTAGGACCAGCGAGCGCCCAGGGCGTTCAGGATCAGCTTAGCAGGCACCCAGCTCTTACCTTCGATCAGCAAGCCCTCATATGGCACATCGTTAAGCAGCACATCTGCCGGATACGTTCCGGCCGGAGTGGACCGCACTCCGTACTTCACGCCCAGGTATTCGCAGATCCCTTGAGCCATCGCTACAGCAAGCTTGTTTTGAAACTCTTCATTAAAGAGTAATTCTTCCTCTGCTGGATTGGTTAAGAATCCCGGTTCAATCAGGCAGGCCGGCATAGTCGTGTTCCGGCAGACGGACAGGTTTTTAAACCGGCATTTGCGGTCGGTCAGTCCGGTCACAGACATTAGATATTTATGGATGACATCCGCAAATGGTTTGTCCATGTCCTTCGTGTACAGCGTCTCAGAGCCTTTAGCAGGTGGTTCCCCGGCATTGGCATGGATAGATAGGAACACATCTGCCGCTGCCTTGTTGGCGATCTTGGCGCGGTCTACAAGCTCCACGAATACGTCTGTAGAGCGCGTGAGGATTACATTAATCTCCGGGTTCTTTTTCAGCAACTCATTGACCTTCAGCACCATGGATAGGTCGAAGTCCTTCTCAAGCTTCTTGGTTGCGCCTACTGCGCCGGAGTCTTTTTTTCCATGTCCCGCATCAAGTATGACTGTCTTCATCGGGTACCGCCTTTCCGGGGCGATTGCCCCCTGTAATTTCGTTGAAGATGAATCGAAGTTCTTCGCTGGCAACTTCCTTGAACGCCCAGCACCACGGTACTCTCTTTGGGGTAGAAATGGCTCCCCGCCTACCCTCACGAGTTGTTTTGAAACCCAGTTTCGCCATTGTGTATCCTCATCCTCCAAATGTTTGAAGTGCGTCACCATGAACCTGCGGAACATCTTCATCCCGGAACGCTTGCCGAATAAATAAAGGGAGTACCCTATAAGGGCCTCCCATTTGATGCTGTCTATATTTTTGAAGATAAAATAGCACAGATCATACAGCGTCTCGAAGACACTCCACATTAATCATCACCGCCGGGGCATATAGATTGTTCGCTACTTCATCCCCGTTCAAGGATGCTATTAGTTGAAGTGATTTATCTGTGAAGTCAATTTGTAGGTACTCGGATTCGTCAAATTGAATGAGGTTTTCCATCAGTTCACCTGCAATCCTAACTCTTCTTTTACCTCGTCCATGTACTCCTTGCGGACTTCGCTGTAAATTTCCTCTAGTTGCGTGATCAATTCCTCATCCGTTCCGCCCTCAATCTCCATCACGCGGTTGATGATCTCGTTACCAATGTCCTCTTGCAGCTTTTCATACCGTTTTGGAGGGATTGAAATTGTCACAGATTCGTCATTTTCGTTCTTTCCGCGAACTTTTTTAGCCGGTGCTGATGGTGCAATTGAAGTATCACCAGTGCGTTCCATCAGATCCACGATAAACTGACCGGCCTGAGTGTACCGGGCAACTTCGGACTTGTACTGATTCAGGTACTGACCTTTAATGCCGGGCGCGTTAAGCTTGTTTTGACCAAGTGTGGTTTTATTTGCTGGCAGCGACTGAGATAGTCCCGGTGTACGTGACTTGTAGTATTCTGTTACATCCTTCACAATTCCGTCATTATACGCTGTCTTCCGCATAATTGGGTCTTGTCTACGGGCTTCCTGCGCCAGCATCGAAGGGCTGAAGGACTTCAGGAACGACTCTCCAAGACGGTTTAATACGCCTGTCGCCTTCTCCCCTTGTGTACCTCCAAACTGCGGCTGAAACACATCTTGTACACCTCTTAGGGTGGACATTCCGAATAGAGAACCTGCTGCTCCTGAAACGGTGCCTGTAATTTGATTCGGCTTGCCTTTCAATGTGCTTGCTTCTGCACCAATGGCTAACGGAAAGGCCAGCGGCTGGAGCTTGTTGTAGTCAAACTGTTTATCGCCTTCTTGATACTTGGCCGCTTTCTCTGCTGCGTCAGCGCCTTTACCGTCTAACAGAGCGCCTACATAGCGTTGCAAGGCCGATGTGTTGAAACGATATTTACCTTTACCTACCTGCTCCCGGATGTTGTCAACGTTCTTATCTCCGCTGTCATTTGATCCGGTGATGATGCCAAGTTGATTCAGGTAATACCCAATGGCCGATAATCCGGTACCGGTCAGGCCAAGCGATAGAGTACGAATCGCTTCACGCTGCGTAGCATTGGATTTAGAGGACAGCTGAATCAATCCCTTGATAATCCCTCCCGGTGTCATAGTGACCGCTGTAGAGGCGATATTGATCGGTGTACGAACGAATGGGAATACTGTTCTTACTACCGGACTAACAACCTTTTGCACCTTACCGGATCCACTATTTAACCAGTTTGCCGTTTCTCCACCCAGTGTGTCATTACGCTGGAAAGTGGAGTTCTTGGCGATCCGGTCAGCCTGTTCCAGTGCTGCTTCAGGCGGATCGTTTACAAACTTACGGATATGCTGCTTGATTGCGTCTTTGTTGCTGCGCTTGATGCCGCTTTCCAGTGCATCCAGGAAGCCTTGCTTCTCCATTTCTCCCTTGTAGATCGCGGAATACGTGGCATAGTCGGCACCTTTCGCCACTGCACCAAGGGACCGTTCAAGGTAACTTAACGGGTTATATTTTCCTTTGTATGTGAGTCCCCGAATTTCGTTTGACCCTTGAATTCCCGCAGGGTTCACGCCTTCCCAACCTGCTTTAGCACCGGTCTTCAGCGCTTTGAAATACTCTGCAGTGAATTTGACCGGGTTCGCGCCATACAGAGTGGTGGTCCTTGGTGTCTTCATGATGGTGGATAGTGTAGAATCGATCATCACGCCGAACATATCCGCCACTCGTGCCGTGGTTGCCATGGCCGGGCCGGATATCGAATTGATGGCCTGAGTCCCGGAGTTAAACAGCATGGCGATATACCGGATAGCGTTGATCTTGTCCATGATTGATGATTTCTCGTAGCTGTTTAGGATCTTCTGCATCGCCATGTCTGCCTTGGTACGTTCCAATCCTTGCAGATCTGTCAGGCTCTTGGACAGTTTACGCAGTGATTCAATATCCTTTGGCGTAACTTCTGGATTAGCCTTGATATACTTTTCAACTATCTTTTCTTGCAGCGTAGTAGGCTTAGGGGTAGGACGAGTCTTTTCCATAACATCGTGAGCAATGTCGCTGAGTGCTTGGTTCAGTTTTGGATCCGGCTTCAGTTTTTCTAGTGGTTCATCTGTCAGCTTGGAAACTTGCCGCAGCAGGTTGGATATCTCTCGATTGTCTTGGGTTGTAGGTGTCTTTGATTCTTCAACATCTGCTATTTTTTTTGCAAGTTGTTTAACCTTTTGAAGATACTTTTGCTCTTCTGTTTGTAACAAAGTCGGCTTCTTTTCTGCCAACATCTCTGCAATTTCATCTGAATAATCTCGAAGTTTTTGCACTCCATCCTGAGTCAACTTCCCATTCTTAGCATCTTCAATTAACTGACGCACATGAGCAGCTGTTTCTTTTACAATCGCTTTCTCAGCGTCTGCTTGGCCTGACACTTTGCGGAATGCTGCATTTGCTTTGGCTAAGTCACCAGAGGCGGCGCTTTTTGATACAGAATTTGCAATTTCCTGCGCCTTCTCGAACACTTGACGAGCTACAGGTCTGATTTCCTCTCCAAATAGCTTCACAAGGTCCTCGGCATAGGTTTCAGCCTTTATAATCCCCTTGCCTACCTTTGCAGCAATGACAATAGAGTAGTCAATCCACTCGTCTACTGGCAGGGAGTTTAAACGTCCCTTGCGTTTGTTGATACGGGCAAGCGCTGCGGCTTCTTGTGATTCCAAAAAGGAAACGACTTTGTCCCGGGTACGAACATCTTGCAATTCTTTGGATACTTTGTTCGTGACTTTATCCGCAGGTTTGGCGTTGATTTTGCTTTCTGCAGACTTCAGGTAATCCCCCAGCGCTTTGATGTCGTCCGCATTCGCTCCACCTTGCTCCAATCGATTCAGAATGTCCGCAATCGCATTTTCTTCTTTCCCGGCGCCGGCGGTTTCTCGAACTTTTTCAGCAAGGTTCTTAAATTTCACGCTATCCGCAACATCAACCACTTTACCGTTCTTCTCGGCAGTACGGATGAGGTTAAGCAGCTGGCCTTCTGGCGATAACCGAGAGATCAAGGATGCAGCCTGAACCGTCTGTCCGGCTTCTGTGAGGTCTTTAGCAAGTTTGTCGGCTATAGCCAAGGCGCGGGCGTTTTCGCCTGCTTTATCAAGCTCCTGCATGGCTCTGTATCCGTTGCTGATGTGCTGTGCACCGGATGAACCAGACTTAAGGAAATCAGATTCTACTTTTGCCAAGTCTTTCAATGCTTCGTTTGAATTCGCCAGTACATCAGCATTCTTGGATGCTTGATATGTTTGATCCAGCTTAGCAATTTTACCTTTAAGCGTGGAGGAAATCGCCTTGCTGTCGGTCATTGTTTTAAAGTTGGCCCGGATACCCGGCGTTTTCTTTTCGGGAGCCGAAGAGAGTTTGGATACTTTCTTCACTTCTGTGACGATCGTTTTATTTGCCGCAGGCTCTGCTTTCACCTTTGCTTTAACCTCTGGTGCTGTTTCGACCTTCGTCTTAATAGGCTCAACCGCTGATTTTACTGGTTTAACATAGCTTGACTTCTCGGGAGTAGCCTCCGGGAATAACTTATTTTTATCAAACTCCGCACTTTGCGCAAACTCAATGTCTGCTTGTGTCAGAGGCTGCTTTGCATTGACCTTGTTCATGATTTCCTGTTCACGAGTCAAGGCGCTGCTGCGCATTGACCCCTCTTTCGAGGTTCCGGTGGTTCCGACCTTTGCGATCACCTGTTTAGGCTGGGCAGCATCCGCGAACACCTGCGGCGCTGAGCTTTTAACCGGGTTTCCTACGCCAGCGACTTCGCGCATTTCTTGATTGGCCCGGGCTGCACCTATCATTCCTTTCTGTGGAACGGCGGCACGTTTCGGATAAGCCAGATCAATCAGTTCGTTGAGACTTGGATCGGTACGGTCAGCCATTTGTGACCAAAGGCTCTCTAACTCCATATCTTCTCGACCTGGCGTATGATTTGGCATCTTATTATATTCTGCAATGAGGTTCTCAAACTTTTGACGGTACACGTTCTGACGTTGCTCAATCCGTGCTGAAGTCGATGTGCTACGCCCTGGAGGTAGTGCCAAAAGGTCAGGGGATTGTGGGAGAGCCAAAGGGTTTGTTTCCGGCAGATTCGTCTTGATTTCGCTTTGTGGTACAACTTCTGCTTTCGGTGTGAACACTTCCTCCAGCGTTGCCGCGACTTCATCATCTGCCCGGCCGGATCGCTTCATGATCTTGCTGAGTGCGGATGTTAGTCCTTCGCCTACTGCCGCACCAACTCCACCCAGCACGCCACCTGCTGCGGTGCCTAGGAGAGCGTTACGGGCGATTTCGTTACCGCTGTCTTGTCCTTGTTGCAGTCCGAAGCCTACGCCCTGCATACCGCCAGCAAGCGCCTCTGTAGCTGCGGTCTTAACTACGTTCGGAGATCCCGGGATAACCTTTCCGGCAGCGTTTAAGATAGACTGTCCTGCTTTTCCGCTTAATGCTCTGCCAGTTGCATCATACGTTGAACCGATGATACCTTGACCAACTGGAGCGCCTGTAGGTGTGATAAACGGTGTTACGAAGTCATTGACTACGTCAGTCACCTTGTCAACTACTGCGTTACCTGTGGAGTCTCTGCGGGTTGCTCCAGAGTTACCAGCGAATGACCGGGATACTGCAACCCCCGCGGGATTACCTTGTGTGATGTAGTTCATGATGTTGGCATACGCTTTGACTGCGTCCGGCGCGTTGTCGTCTGCGATTTCCTTCTTATTGATCTCGTATTGCGAGATACCCGGGATATCCGAAGCATTGGCCGGGCCGCGCCCTGTCTGCTGCACAAGGTTTGCTGCTGGAACTTTGTCTTTGAGTGTGGACTGTATTCCCTGGCTAGTTTGAAGCAATTGAGGTGCTGGAATATTGTCCTGTAGTGTAGGCGTTTCTTTTGGTGTCAGACGGATGGACGGTACAACTTCTGCGGTCTTGTTCTTCGCCTGTTCAGCTTTAAAGTCTACAGCGTATGGCTCTTTCTGCGGAACTGGTTGCTGTTTCATCACGCCGGACAAAGTGTCTTTTAACACTTGACTTGTGACACTGGATTTCTGCTGCTGTTCAGGTGTTTTCACTTCTCCGCGAAGTTCTTTCTTTCTGCGTTCAATAAAAGAGGAGGCACTCTCTGTGCCCCCTCCGTTTTTTTCGCGCAATTCTCTTTTACGTTTCTCCACAAACGATTCGACTACCATTTCGTGCCTCCTCACTTCGAAAATTTATTGTAGTACGTGGTTACACCTTTAACCCAGTAATCGTTGAGTCCGTTCGGGTCGTTTGCCGCGCCATTTGGAGCATACTTTTTCTGGATCGCTTCGATGGTTGTCAGTCCCTTGTCGATGTAGTTACGTTTCAGGTTAGATGCCATCTTTTCGATTCCTTCTTCGATACTGTCAAACGTCATGAGTCCGTTTGTACCCATCATGCCGCCCACATTGTTCTTTGTCTTGACCGCATTGCTTGTACCGTTACCTGTCTCGTGTACAGCAATAGCCGCAAGCAAAGCAGGGTCAATGCCGTATTTAGCACCAATCGAAGAGAAGATATCTCCAGTGTTCTTAAGTGACCCGCCAAGACTTGAGTTGAGTTTAGCCCCACTAGCCGAAGCCGTAGGGCTAATTACTCCCCCTTTGAGGGTACCGCCCCGCCCCATGTCAGGCCGTTTGCACGGTAGGCACGGTACATTTCATATTCGGACAAATCGGAGTTCACAATATATTCTTCTACCACATCAGGGTTTTTCAATGCACCGGTCTTGTTATCCCTCACTGCCAATTTCTCAATATTGGACTGGTAATCTTCATATGTTTTCCCTGCTGCCTTGGCTTCGATCTCCTGCAGTTTTTGCAATTCAGCTTCTGCGGTCAGCACCTTTAACTGATCCAGCCTAGCATCAGCATCCGACTGGTATGGAGTTTTTCCAATCTCTGCAACGGTTTTGCGCAATTGCTCCAGTTGGAGTTTAGCTGCCTCTGAATAATTTGAAGCGTCAATACTCTTCATTGCTAGGTCAAGCGCCGCCGCTTGGTTCGTTGCGCTATTCGGATCCGTCAGTTGCGTTAACTGATACGCCGCTGTGTCGTTGCTGATCTTACCGGACTGCACTTGCTGCTGTAGCTGCTTGATTTGGAGTTGTGAAGTCTCTGGATAGTTAGCAAGGTCGATCTGTGCGATCTGGTTAGAGATAGCTTGACTTTGGTTAGATAGTAACTGACCTGCGGTTGATGCAGCACTAGCCGCACCTTGTATGGTCTGCTGACCGTTGATTTCCCCAGTCAACCCTGCGAGTTGGAGGTTGTACTGTTTTTCAGCGCTTTCCAATTCACTCGCCTTTGTCTCGATGTAATTACCTGACTGATCACGGAATGCGTTTGTCTGAGCGTATGCTGCTGCTACATTGTCTTTTAGTGCTTCATCCGTGTAATGGTCTTCAATGTCTCTTGACCGGTCACGCTGTGCTCCACGGTAGCCGCCAGAACCATCCCATGCCACCGGAGCTTCATTTCTTGCTATAGATGAATCTTGCAGCACCCGTCTTTCTCCTGTATTAAAATCAGCATATTCGTTTCTTCGATTGAGTTCCGTTTCCTGCGCCTGTGCCCCAGCCATCATGGCAGCAAGCTCACGTTCATACGCTGCGGTGGCGAGAGATCGGTAATCCTTCGGAACCACCTCTTCTATTGATGTTTCTGAAGTGGTTGTAGGCGACTTGGCACCCATACCATTGATATAGCTGCGGAGTTGATCCGCGCTCATTCCTTTGACCATTGCGGCAGTGTTCGGGTCCAGTTGGGCGTATAAAGGGTTTGCCTGTGAGGCGATATAGTTTTTGTTGGACGCATTGTAATTGTCCTTCAGATACAGGATATCGTTGAGCGTCTTCCCGCCTTGCGCCACATAGTTTGTTGTAGGCGTTGCTTGCGCTGTAGGTGATACTGTAGGCGATACAGCAGCTTTAGGCGTTGCCACTGGAGTAACTGCAGCTTTTGGAACGGCTGCGGCATATGCGGCGTTATTGGCTGCATTGCTCGTATTGGTTAAGGGTATTCCCGCTGCTGCTTTACGCTGAATCTCCGTTTGGATCTGCGGAGATATGGCTGGTGTGCTGCTGGCCTTCATCGTCCCGATAGGCTGCGGCGCTGGAGTTAGTTTGTTCTGTGTTGGTGCCGGAACCGCTGCCGTCTGCACCGCTGGTGTGGCGACTTGTGGTGCGTTCACGGTTGAGGTGAATATAGGCTGTCCGGCCGCTGTTTTAGCTTTGGCTGCGGCTTGGAGTTGTTCGAGTCTGGTTGACATGTGGGGCCTCCTTTCAAAAGCAAATAGCCCTCGGTTGAGGGCTGGGTAGTGCGCAGTATGGTCCTACTGTTTATCATCTTGCTGTTTTCTCTGTTCGATAGCCTGGGACTGTATCTTGTCAATCAGATCAACCACAAGACCATAAGGCTCCTTCCGCAAGGCAGTTAGCACAATTTGGCCCTCTTGTTCTGACAACTTAAACACGAAATTCATAGTTCCCCTCCTCTTTATACTCCCGTTACTACGATTTCTCCTACATTCGAAACGGTTATTCTATGTCTTGCTCCATTCGGTGATTTACATATAAAACCGTCTCCTATATCCTGAGCTTCGAAACTACCATGAGTAAGAACATAATCAACATTTGCATTCCCTAGCTGAACTGAGTTCGAAAGAGTTGTAAAAGCCCCAACACCGATAGCTGTTGAATTAGTTACGCTGGCTACTTGAGCAGCGTCATTACCCGCATCGGCACCAATGAAAGTATTGCTATTTCCGCCAACAACTTTGGACCCGGCGTTATAGCCTATGGCAGTGTTGAGGTATCCTGTGGTATTGGCATTCAGGCTGCTGGCACCGACTGCCGTATTCCAGACTCCAGTTGACAACAAACCGGACTGGTATCCAAGATAAACATTATCATTAGCCGTTGTATTTCCTGCGCCAGCTTGAGTCCCGAGAAAAGTGTTTCGTGTTCCTGAAGTGTTATGAATACCAGCACCTGAACCAATGAATGCGTTAAAAGAAGATGTGTTTACAAACCCCGCCTCAAACCCAACAAACACGTTGTCCTGTCCGGTTAGATTGGCCTCTCCGGCCATATAGCCAAGGGCGGTATTCTGATTGCCCGTTGTATTGAGGTGACCTGTCTGGAAGCCCAAGAACACGTTATAGTTCCCTTCGGTGTTACCACGCCCGCAACCATAACCGATGAAGGTATTTTGATTGCCTTTGGTATTCAAATGACCAGCGTAGTAACCCATAAACGTTCCGTAAGATCCCTCAGTATTTGATAGGCCTGCAAAGTATCCTAAAAATGTATTTTTCCATCCTTTAGTATTAGCTGCACCCGATGAATACCCAAAATAGGTATTGTTGCCGTATGTGTCGACAGCAGTGATACTTGTTGCGTTTGTAACCACTTTCGCCACTCTTGCACTACCCGCTGAAATGGCCGGAAAAGTCCCTCCGTTCGCCACTTCTATAAATGTATAGTTTCCGTCACTCAATATATCAACATAGGTGTCCTTAGAGGCACTGTAAGTTTTTGTGAAGGCTCCTTTTGTTACTCGTTTTCCAGAGACAAATGCCAAACCGTCTAAAATGTTAGACGTTAAGCTGGCTGATGTTTGAGGTGTCAGACCATAAATAACCTGGTTACTCATAAGATCATCTATTTTCGTAGTTTCCGCCAACTGTTCATCAATTTGATTCAACCTTACGTTAATCGTAGCGTCAGATATTGGGTTTAAGATAGTTGGATCAATCTCGTTAGCGCCAACAACTCCAGGTAGGATCATTCTGCGGCTCACAGATCCATTTGCCATTTTACCTTCAGTGATTGTGAAGTTAGCTATTTTTGCTGCCGTAACCACTAATTCTGCAAGTTTGGTCAGAGTAATTGATCCGTCTGCTAGTTTATCCGCAGTAATGGATAACGATGCATACTTCGGATTAGTGATCGCATTATTTCGGATATGCCGGGTCACAATGGTTTGGTCAGGAATCAACAACTCACCCGAAACTGGATTGATAAAGTTAGAGAACAATGCAAAGTTATCGTTGATAGCCTGCGCAATGTCCTGTAACGCCGGGTCAATCACGCCTGAGTTAATCGTATTACCCGGCGTTGTCGTGGCGTAGTACGCGTTCAGGTTCGTTGTAGGTACGTTTCCCATGTTAACCTCCTATTCCCGATGCCGTTCCTTCCACTCGATAGCGGAGGATTTCAATCGGTTCGTCTCTGTCATTGCTGAAGATGATCTGCGCATATTTGGCTTTTTTGTGAAGCTTTTTGCGCTTGACTTGGTTGATGTTGTCGGTATAGTTCAGGTTTGCGTATTGTGCTTCATCGTAGGCCGACACGTCATACACGCCGATCTCATTGAATATCGCCTTGTCCAGCAGTAAAGCTCCCGCACCATACACAAACTTGATGTCCAGCGAGGACTTGACGGTGTACATGGCTGATTCAACCTGCATGTAATGAAAGTACGATGATTCCCCGGTGAACTCTGCACTCAGTAGGCCTGTGGCAATATAGAACTTCACAGTGGTTCCCGAAGACTTAGCTGCTTGGTCCCAATCTGTGTATAGTGTCTCATCCAGTTTGTGCAGTAGGCCCGTTGTGTTGCCGAAGTGCATCGCCCCGGAGAACTCCGTCAATGACTTTGTAGACCACGGTAAGCGCCACAGGTACCACTCTTGATTCTGAGTGTCGTAGTTGAAGATGTAATGTGTAGATCCCCGGTCAATCGCCAGTTTCAGCCGACCGCTTAATGAGTCAAACGCCACCACGGCTTCAGTCTTTTCCGAGTCTGTGAACCCAAATTTGTTAAAGTCGATTTTATTGTCCATCAGGTTCCGTGTGCTGTACTGCCGTGTACCGGATGTTTCAACGTTGTCAATGCCTGTATCGTATATCTCATTCATACCGTTGTCAGATAGGTAGGCGACCGTTTGCTGACCTGTGGGATAGGTGATCTTTGCAATCCCACGGGATGATATGTTGCCGTTGTTTGTGTTTAGGTAAAGGTTTGCTTTAAACGGAACATCTGTTGACACGCCATCATCGAACGTTTCCCCCGATATCACGCCCCAGCCTCTGCGCATAGGCAGCAAACATAAACCGCCGAAGTCAATCCCTGGGCCGGTTACATAGTCGTTGTCTCTGATAAATCGGAAGTACTGCACATCCCCCGGGAAGTAGTCGTAATGATATCGTTTGGAATACCACACCAAGTCTGTGCCGTCCGATACAAACACATGGCCTGTGAATACCCAAACGTATTTAAGCCCCCGTGCGTTAATCGTAGCCAACGTATTGTTAGGTGCTGGGTCCGGGTCATTCGCTATCGGCACCACATTTTTCACGGCCGTTCCGTCATACTGCTGCAAGCTTCCTCCACTCGTCAGTAAGAGGTTCGAAACATCTGCATAGTCGGTATACCCTACACCAAACACATTGGAACTGGTGAACGCGTTCGTCATCGTCTGCGCTGCCAAAGCTCCCGCAGAGTACTTGTACAATGTACTCCCCGATACAGCGAACAGGTCAGGCGCTACGCTCGATGCTGTGGACTTGTAGGGTATGAGGTAGGTTAATGGTCCACCTAACGCAGAAGTCGTTACAGGGACGCTACCAGGTCGCTTGCCGATGGTGTTCACGGACTTTAGGCAAGCATCCAGTGCTAAGCGTTGCGATCCGGCAGGTAGTTGGCCCGGATTCAGCGCTGAATTCATGCCAAGTGATGGTGTGATTTCAATTGCGAATGGGGTTTCTGCCATGGTTTAACCTCCAAAAGCAACATCTACTGTGCTGATGGACGGTACATAACCGCCGCTTGATGTGCCTCTTCCGTCAATATTGGCTTGAACAGCGATCTTCAGGTGCGTTTGAGATAGGTTCATGTAGTGCATAACCAAATCTTTAGCCGTTGGACGGCTCTCCAAGATTAACCCGGCCACATAATAGCAGAGTCCCATCGAACCGGCATCCGGGAACTGTACGGGGCTTGTGAGTGCCGCCACTGGTGCAGGGTAGGCCAAGTATTGCAAGATGTGATTGCCAGCAGGCAATGGGTTTGTTGCAAGCGCGAAGCCTTTGATATGAATTGGCGTATTGGTCGCTTCTCTCCACCATCCCCGGGTGTCTGCGAAGGATACTCTCTTTTGCATATCGCGTCCGTTTGGGTCAAGGATTCGAAGTGGAGAGTAGATATCTGAGATATCTGTTCCGCCGATCTGAAACACCGCATAGTCGTCAGAGGAAATATAAAGCGCATCTGAGTTTTTCTGCTGATACGCAATGTGTGCAAGCTTTCTCAGCGCTTGATTCATGAATTGGAAGATGTACGCATTCTGTACGCCCTCTTCGTCCCCGATTTCCTCCAGGTAGGATTGCGCGAGTTGCTTGATAGTTGACACTAAATCAGATGCATAGATCACCAGTGCACCACCGTTCTGCCTGTGCTGGATTTGTTTTTACGCTGCATGTCCATGATGAAGTTCGTTTTGCCTTCTTCCCAGCGTTTCAAGTACCGGTCTGATAAGGTTTTGTCTTGAATGTTCAGCGTAGGCAAGAGCAAAATCATTCCGGCTGCGTAGAAGTGCAGCAAATCATGATATTGTGGGTCAATCTCCGGCACATCTGCGTCATTCACAAGCGTTGTGGCATATTTGTAGTAGTAATGTGTCAGCACACGATCTTCCTGCGGTGAGGGCTTGAGTATGATATTTCCGTTCTCTATGGAATATCCAAACTGGTTTGAAGTCAGATCAAGCAGAGGATAGGTTGTAGTGCAGTAATTTGGTTGCTGATAAAGCAGTTCACCGGGTGACTTGAAGTTGCTTGGTAGTGCATATGTATCTGTACCGTTTAGTACGGATATGGTCTGCACTCCCCGGAGTCTTGCACCTTCCACCAACTGGTTTTGTGCATCATTTGCCAAATCGTCCATGTGGTAAGAGTCGGTGTACATTCCGCTGGTAGATCGGAAAATTCTGGCCCGTATTTCAACAAGTGACGGCATTTATACACCCCCTACATACTTGGTTACACCACTTTCCCGGTTGTAGTCATACGCATTGACAAACGCTTCACGTGCTTCTTTAGCAAAGTCTTCAGCAAGATCGTTCGTTTTACGCTCGAACTCACGTTTACGGGCGGATTCGTTCGCTTCAATTTCAGCAATTGCGGAGTATCCTTCTTTAGCCACACGCCGGATCTCACGGTAAACCCGTTGATCAAGCGTTTCAAATCCGATTTGAGGTATTTTCATCACAGCTGTTTCGGTCATTGCGTCCATGATCAGCCATGAATTGTCCTTTGGTCGCCACATAATGTATAATTCCGGGTCAAACTCTTGCAGTTGCTGCTCAATTCCGTTCACATCGTTGATAAAAACCCGTTGATATCCTGCAAAATAGTGTCTGTTCATGCTTCCTCCTAAAGAAAAAGGGGGCATATAGCCCCCAATGGATTAGTAACCGGTTGGAACGGTGATGTCAGTCAGTGCGCCGAATGCATTACGGGCGAAGCAGACCATTGTGTAGTACCAGAATGCAGTTGCTTCGTATGCGGCCACGTTAGGAACGCGGGAGAACATCGAACCATCCTCGTCCAGCCAATCCAGTTCAGAGGTTTGATACCATCCCAGGTCGTCAAAGTTACCGGCCCATACGGTTTTAGAAGGCATGTCGCGGTCAACAACCATCGGCATACCGTCAAACTCAAGCGCAGTGTAACCACCTTCAAGTTCCATAGGCTTCACATAGCGTTTGTTTACGGTCAGTAGAGCTTCATATGCTGCACGCACACCGTAATCTGCCGCCAGCCAGTCTACTTTTTTACCAGATGCAAGGTCAACGTAGTCAACCAGTTGTCTCAGCAGGGCATCAGAGATAGCACGCGGTGTGCCGCCATTCGCCAGTACGGTCGCCTTCCACCATGGATATGTCGCTACATCCAGCGTTTGGAGCGTTGTGGTTGCGGAGATAATTCCGCCGAGTCCCATAGGGTCAAGTCCATAAGTGCCGGTTACCACCGCAATGTCTGTAGCTGCTGTGGTCACTGCTGCGCCGGAGATTGTGATGGTCTTAGCTACCGGGTCAATTGATGTTACGGTTCGTCCTGTGACCGTTGGAGTACCGCCAGAGTTGACGATATCGATGATCTGACCGAAGTGGAACCCACGAACGCTGTCAACGGTCAGTGTATTCACCGAAGTATTAACCGCGAAGGTTGCCAGCCGGCCTGTACCGTTACCGAACGTGGAGCGCTGCACATAACGTTGCAGGTCTTTGGTCAATCCCTGAACTTCAGCAGTCATTTCCTTCAGGTAAGTGGCAGAGTCTTTCTTTGTCGCCTGGATCAGTGCGTTTGTAACTTGCAAACGTCCATACACATATCCCACATTACCCGTGGATTTCTTGTATTGCTGGTTACCGGCTGTAGGCAGTGTACCTGCTTCTGTACCAGCACCTACGCCGGAGTTACGGCCGTAGTGGTGGGAGATGGAGAAGTTGTTACCGCCGCCCTGTACTGTCTCAGCCTTTTGAATCAGCTTCATGGCGAAGTAGTTCGATCCGTTATTTACTTGCTCCCGAATTTTTGG